CCAGTATGTATTAATATACATATTGGTTGTCAGCTTGAGCGCAATACAAAATAAAGCTAACTCAAGTCTTTAAACTTAAATAAGTTTTGGAGACTAAGGGGTTCTCAACCCCGGGATTAGACTTTGTTTTGACCTTGGACACTTCAATACTGAGGACCTTTCATAAAGAAGGGTTTACTCATATCTTTTAGGAATGAACTTCCTAATCGATTTAAAGTGTTTTGTGACTTCTTAACAGGTTGTTTATAAACAAACTGTAGAAGTTCAACCTCATGCAAAATATCATATGCTTTGGTTAAAGTTACCTTAAGAGTTTTAGCATGATAAATTAGTAATTTTTCTACTTTATCTTCTATCTCATAAGGATCAATGATTTTACTATTACGATTATCGATAATAGCATCTTGTAGTCAACCAGTAATGGAAGACAATAAGACTTCATCATTGAAACCTTTAACAACCAAAGACCTAGATCAATTAGAAATATCATCTAAATGAGATTCAGATAATAATCTAATTTTATAAAGAGCTTCTTGAAGAATCCCAGCCACAATTAAGTGGTCAGATTCATCAACTCACTCTTGACGATCTTCGTCTTTGGAAAGCATAACCTCTGTTTCACCTTTGGTGATCAGATCTCTAGTAATAGTTAATAATGAACGAGTGGGTACTGAAAAATTTTCAGTGTCCATGTCTCATAAACAACCCTTTCGAGGGTTTACGAGACTTTTCATTATTAGGTTATGCTCTATGTTTTTACATAGACCTAACATACTAAAACTAGAGGCCATTAAGGAGAAATCCTTAAAACTAATTTTCGTATTAAAATTATTTAATACTAAAGAAATAGTCTGAAGGTTATTCAAATATCCCAATCTAATTCAATTATAAACGTTGTTTATTCTTGAAGATAGGGAGATATTTGAATTGACTTGTGAGTAGGTAATACCACTCACCAAGTCATTTCCTCTTACAGTTCGTTTGGCAAATTCAAATACAGGTGTGTCTGAAGCATTGATGGATTTAGATAAATTAATTTCTAATCCTAAATGTTTCATTACATCTAAGTATTGATTAGCCAATAAAGTATCGAAGATAACAATGTCATCTCCTAACACTTCATATCTTTCTTCTCAATTTCAATTTCCTTTAACAAGGAAAGAACAGAATTGCATAATTCAATGATGAGTTATAGCTAATCCTGCTCAAGAAGAAAGACAACCCATGGGTTGACCGACAGAGTACTTGTAAGATTTTAATAATTCAGGATATTCCTTAATTATTTTATCATTAAAAGAAAACTCTCGATCAACCATAACAGATTGTCAAGATTTTGACAAACCTGTTATTTGGAATAACGATTCTATAATAGAACCTGTTAATCCAACGGGTAGACGATCAGTAGCAGCAGACAGGTCAAAGCTATAAGCTTTTCCTGCCTTCTGAGCCTTAATAGAGCATCTTGTTACAGACGCATCTTGATCAAAAGTACCATCATTAGGAAGTTGCTTTAAGACTTTAAATAGCCCAAGGTGTAATGGTTTCATTACACTTTGAGTTATTGAGTCAACCAGAGCAAAAACTCTGATTTTTCCAGCAGCTTCTTTTTTGATAGCAAATTGTCCAAAAGGAGTCACCATAGATTTCTTGAAGGGTAAAGACCCTTCAGGTAATCTTAAGATAATATCTTTAGCGTCGTTAAGACGAGAAAGAAACATCTTGGTGTTTCATACTACTCCGATATTGTCCAAATAATTTAATAAATTATAATAAACAGTATCACCTTCAGGGTGTGATAATAATAAATAAATATCACTAAGCAATCCTTGTGATGAATTAACATTACTAGGAGAAGCTTTACCACTGAAGTGGAAAGTAGTAGGGGCAAGGTTATGTTCTGAGGAAATTTTTAAAATGTTTTTAGGTCATGGAGTTTTTAGACTCAATGAAATAAGATCATTTAAAAATTTCTCTGATCCAGAAAATGGATCAGTAATCGTTGAAATTTTCATCTTACCGGGTATTTGTAATACTCGGTAAAGAGAAAACAACGAATGTCAGAACCTTATGATATAGGTGTTTCCTAGACGCATTAATTTTCTGTCACCACTATTTATAATAGCGGGACATCCATTAATAACTCTAGGAAGAGGAAGATTAGGCTCAAGTTCTCGAAGAGAACTGACCTTATCGTTTCCAAGTCATTTTTGCAAAGCAACAGTGCAACTTTTTAATCACTTAACAGTGAAAGTTGCACCATGATTTTTATTCATTTTTATTAAAAATTGAATAAAGTTGTTTGCAATAACAAGTCTATCCCGGATACGACCTACTCTATCAAAACTAAGATATATAATCTTAGGTAAGAAAGAGATAAGTCTAGAGAAACTACGTTTCTCTACTGGTAGTATAGAGTCTCTCAAAATATATTTAAGCTTAAAATTTGTAATAAATTTTATGCTTTTCATATGTTTTGTTTAAGGCAAATGCCTACGTTCACTCGAGTAATCAACTCGAAGTCCATAGGTCTTCGTCTAGAAACCCTACTTGGTTATTCCAAAGGGACCTAACTATAGGTTTCCAGGTATAAACTAAGTTGTTAGAGACATGAGAATAAATCTCATACGAATAACGAACTTATCAGGAAAAATC